ATTATAGCCATTTCTTTTGGTTGTTGATCTGCACCAAAGTAACCAGGAAAACAGTTATATGGATCACGCAGTTCTGCACAAGGATATGGTGTACCATCAGGACCTTTTTTCTCTCTAATAACCCATACAGCAAAACCATAACCAGGTAGCCATCTACCTACTTGTGGCATTTGTAATTCTAGTTTTTGTGTTTCATCATAAGAAGTAACTATTCTTGCAATCTTTTCTGCTTTTTGTTTTGACCTCTCGCTATCTTTACCATTAGGTGTATCTACTTTTAGATTTGGAATACGACCTATCTTTTGTGATAAATGCTCTAAACCTGACATCATAAGGTTAGGTACAGGTATTTGATAATCTTGAAAACCTTTTATTTGATCACCTAGTAATGCAAGAATACCATCAGGTCCACCATTCATAATTGCACGAATACGACCTCTTGTAGAGTATGCACTTTGATTATCGTAGTGCAACTGTGTTATCTGGTATTGTATTTCTTCAGGTGTCATCTTAACCCCAAGGTGCTTCGTTCATACTGCTTATATCCCATTCTCCAAAACTAGGTTTATAATCTAAACCAACTTCAGCTAGTCTTTCTTTCTGCAATCTCCTTACGACACGCATTGGAAACCAACTAGCCATAACAACATCACTCTTATTATTTCTACCAGATTGCTTACTAGCACCTGTTGAAAAATAAATTAGTTGCCTACGATATATATTACTCTTAGTTTCGCTTTCTGCACTACCATAAGGCAAACTTATTAGTTGTTCTTTAAACAATTCTCTCATACTTCCGACACCAAAGATAGGATCAAATTTGTTTTTTTGTGTCTGGTGTCCTTCTAAATATATGCCCATTCTTGCACAATACTCTCTAAGTTCTGTATCTTGTCGTATTGCTCTTTGAAATCCGTTTTCTTCTATAACCCAATGTGCAAGATTATATTTTTCGTGCCAGTTCTTTACTGTTTTTCTTGCTTGTATTATGCCACCACCTTTTTGATTTTCTATATCAATCATATACATTTTGCCTGTGTCAGTATTGACAGCCCATAAAAAAGCAGCTTGATAACCAGTAGAAGCTGGATCAAGTCCTGCTATTAGTTTTACATTAGCAGGTACTTGTCCAACAACTCTGTTTACATCTCTGCAACTATCTATTTCTTCTACATCAAACATAGCTATACCTTCTGCAAATGCTTTGTTTAGATATACCATCTCAAATATAGATTTACCACCTGTTGTTTCTGCAGCTTGTAATCGTGAGTACAACCATTTGTAACTACGTTTACTTGCCCATAACATACAATCAGTATGTTCCTCAAACTCTGTTTCTGGCTTGACACATTCTGTACTATGTGCTTCTTCTACAATCTTGTGCATTTGTGGATTTTCTAGTAAAAAGTTATATAAATCTTCAGGATGTTGTCTTGATCCAATAATTACTATTGCTGTATGTTCCTCTTTACGAGATGACAAAGTAGTTGTCCACCATTGTCTTGTCTGTTCTCTTGCACTAGGTTGTATTGTTGTGCCGTGATCCTCTATGTCATCTGCAATAATTAAATCACTATCACGAGAAAGTATCTTACCACCTTTACCTACAGCAACCATTGTCGGTGATTTAATACCAGTAACTGTACGAGTTGCTACAGTAAACTGTCCTGCTGTCCAAGACTTACCTGATCTATTTTTTGGTTTGAATGTTTGACCTGGTATGCAAAAGTCCTCTATAAGTTTTTGATTATGTTCTAAGTGATCTAACACAGAACCAACTGCGTTCTTTGCTATTTCTTCGTTACCACCTACCCACATAATTCTTACATTAGGATTTTTGCATATCTGCCATACAGCAAAGTGTGTAAGCAAATCTGTCTTGCCGTGTCGTGGTGGAGATAATATCATTTGCTCATTACCTTCATCAATAGCTGTCAATATAGCGTTTATCCATTTTTGATGAAAGTCTGCTGTTTCGTATTTTTCTCCTGTTTCTGTTTTAAAATATCTATCTCTAAAATCTTCAAACTTGCGTAGTGATGCAAGTGCTTCTTTCGGTGTTTCCCAATCTTCTGCTTTTTTTAAATTAGCTTTATCTACTTTGTATGCTTCGTGCATTTTTGTAACAATAGTGTTAGATACTTCTAGTAACTTTGCTACTTGTTGTTTTTGTATAAGTTTCTTTTCTACTTTCTCTGCATATAGTTTTACATAATCTTCGTAGTGTTCACCACGAGATACTGTCATCTGTGTAGATGCTTCTTCTTGTTTTTTTCTTTTGTAATATGCTTTACGATTACATTTATCAGAACAATAAATTTTTTTGTTTGATCTGGCTGTAAATTTATTACTGCAACCTTTATTGCTACAGATTTTTTGTTCAGCCATTATTTCTTTTTTTTCTTGTCAGCTACTCTTGATTTCTGTACTTTTTTTATATTGACTTTCTTACCAGCTTTGTATGCTGCAGCAGTTCTTTTTATTTCAGCAGCACGTTTCTTTGCAGCTTCAGGAGAAAGTCCAGCTAAGTATTTTGCTGGTACACCATAACGATATGGTTGAGTTCTTTTAGACACTACTTCTTTTTCTTTTTCTTTTTACCACGCAAGTCATCATCTTGTGAATGACCTCGTTTTATAAAAGAGTTTACTCTACCCATAGCCCAAGCTCCCATACTTGTACCTGGTCTTGATCCAGAACTCATATAAGCAGCTTGACCTCGCCTATAAACTTTTGCCAAGGTGCTATAAGATATACCACTTGACTTTGCTTTTTTCTGTAATGCTGTTTTTGCACTTTGTGGAATAGCCATTATTTCTTTATCTTCTTTATCTTTCCGTTTTGCGTTCTTGCAAACTTATGTGTTTTAGTTTCTCTAATAAGAGTACCATAGTATCTTTTGCCACCAAACATCCAACTTACTCTTTTAGCCATTACTTCCAGCTTTTTCTTGCTTGTGCTTTTGCAGACTTAGACAACTTGCCATAATGCACTACTTGTTTTGATGACTTAGAATGTTTTGCTCCAGTATGTATCTGACCATTCATTTTATGTACTTTACCTTTGTACTCTTTGCCACTCTTAAAATAATGTTTTGTTCCTGCTCCCATTATTTCTTTTTCTTTTTTCTTAATGCTGCAAAATCTGCTGCAGTAATTTTATTCCTAGGTGGTGCTATTCGTGCAATCTTCATTTGCTTTGCAGAATAACCTTTTTTACCTTTTGGCATAACTCTCCTTTACCATTCTCTGCAAGACCAATATCTTGCAGTTGTTTTGTCTTTGGCTGTACTACATTTGTGCCTAGCACGAAACGAAGCTCTCGCTTTAGGATTGTTTTTCCTAATAGGCATATTAGGATCACCGAACATAATCTTTTTGACTTTGCCATTCTTCATAACAAAAACCTTTTTAGATTTTCTTCCGTAACCTGGTTCGCCTTTTCTAATAGCCGTAGGACTATTTAGCTTGACCTTCATTCCTTGATATTCAGCCAATGTCGTTACATTCCTTTTTTCTTTTTTTTCTTCTTGCCTTTTTTATGATATGGCATTTGTTCTCCTAACTATACTATATATTGTATGAGTGATTATATAACAGGTAAAAAATATCCTAATCATAAACCCTCTACTTCATATAGTAGTGGAAGAATTTGTTTGCACAAACAATGTGAAACTGTGTTGTCTAAATATAACAAATATAGATATTGTAATAATCACAAACCTAAAGTGTACCCAAGAATAAAAGGCAGAGATGTGCCTGATGATCTGCAAAAACCAGTGAGGTAAAAAAAAATTTTTTTTAACACGCCCTAGCAGAAAGGAAGCTAGGGAGTTTGTACTAACATTAACAAGGAAGTTGTAATGAATAAGTAATCTAAGTATATCACACTTTGCTTATATGACAAAGACTTCAGTCGCCTGAAGCCCTTGTCAATACCTGCGTAAAAGAGCCACATACTTTTACTGACTTGTATTTTAATTTATCTGTGATAGTATATCAACGAATAAGTAAAATAATTTTCTAGCTTTCAGAAAGAATTATTTGATCAACGTGGTGGTTGCAAGTGGATTAGCTAGACCATCATAACTAGGGTTAAAGCCTATTACTTCATAATATAAAATAAGTCATAAACAGATTTGTTATCGGTTGGGAGGGATGACACAGGGTGAGAAGTAATCATTTGTATTTTATTATCTAGTAGTATCTGCTTATTGAGAAAGAAATGTAAAGAGTGTAAAAACACTCTAAAACAAGTAGGATCTACAAGTTTGTATTACTGTGATAGTAGTACCACTAGATGTAGTCAATCTTTAAAAACACACAATATATAGTATTGTATTTGTATTGTTTTTGTATTGATCTAGTTTCCTTACATTCACTGATGTCATACGCT